TCCTGTGTCTTAATAAGTTCAGATGCAGTTGCAAAGAACAAGTAAATGAAGCAACACATCATAGCAGTTACTACAATAAGGCTGAATTCAAGTGACAGAATACGTTGGTTGGTCATGATAATTCCTTTCTTTGGTCGGTTTTATGTCGGGATGAAAAATAGCAGGGGCGTTAGCCCCTGCTTGTGGTAACTACTGGCTACTTCTTAGGCTTGACTAAGGTGAGCTTACCTGTGGTGTAGTCAAGTCGTGCTGTTGCACCAACTTTAGCCACGACTTCAGCACGAGATAGGTCATTCCATTCAATGGGTAGGATTGATGAACGAATGGCATCTTCTGGGAGTTGGCGAAGGTCACTGTTGCCCTGTGGTGTTAGGGATTCAAACGGATCGCCATTGAAGTCAGTCAATGTTTCGGACTTGAAAGACTGAGCTGTGAAGTAGTATCTATCAGTCTTTGGTGATTGTGCTAAGAACACTGGGATTATTGTTGTTTGGTTAGACATAAATGCCTCCTATATGTTAAGTTAATGAGATTGAATGAAAAACAATGACGCCACGAATCTCAAACATGACGTATAGGGGGATACCACACAATATTAGCTGAATACTAAAATGCTATAATTTTTGAAGTTTGGTGTTATTGTGATCATCCCTAATTAGGAGGCATTAGGGAATAAGGGGTTTTTGAAACTATTGGGTCAGCCTATTGTGTATTGTGTGTGCCAGACCCTACACCCAAGTTAAGCCTAAAATGACCCAAAGTCAAGACATTTCGTTCGTGTGTAAATTTTCACTATGAAAAAGTACGTTCTTACCATTAAATATAACGAGGATATGGAAGATATAGAATCTATCGAGGAATATGTAGAAAAGGAGAGTCGTGAGGTAGCTTTACCTGAGGACACTATCCTACTACATAAATGTATTACCCCACATTACGATAATAACCCTAAACGCTATGATGAATTAATGTCACTTGGTGTTGATAGCGGGTTTATTATCGGTGATGCGTGAATATACTGTAAAGAAAATAGTACATCGTGTTTACGATGATGCCACAGAAGTCCCTGGCAATGTAATTATCCAGCCTGATTGGAAAGTTGCAGAAATTGGAGATTGGGTCTTGTGTGATGATGGTTCTGTTATCGAAATTCTACGCCAAGGATGGGTGAAGTTTCGTAAAACTCGTTTCCGATATGTCGGAACTTGTACGGGAACTTTCATCTGTAAACCGAATATAAAGATGGATTCTTCAAAAAGAAGGAACATCTATTCTTTTGGGGGAGATAAAAATACCCTCGATGCGATTCGGGACCGAAAAAACCTCACTACTCAGGAACTTCTGT